TACCTAACCCAAGTGGTTGGAGAATTTTAGTATTACCATTTACACCTAAAGATAAAACTAAAGGTGGAATTATATTCTCACAAGAATCTTTGGATAAATTAAGAATAGGAACTAATTGTGGTTATGTTCTTAAAATGGGTCCATTAGCTTATGCTGATAAGGAACGATATCCAACAGGTGCTTGGTGTAAAGAAAAAGATTGGGTGATCTTTGCAAGATATGCAGGATCACGATTACCAATAGAAGGCGGAGAAGTTCGTCTTTTAAATGACGATGAAGTATTAGGGACTATAAAAAATCCTGAAGATGTACTTCATCATATATAAACATAGGAGGGCTCTATGCCAGAAGAAACAAAGAAAAACGATCCAATGATCGATGTAGGCGAAACAGAAGGCGCTGAAATCGAATTGAACGTTAAACATGATGATACAGGAGTAGCCGAAGCAAAAGCTGAAACTCCTGCTGAAGAGAAAGAAGTAAAAGTCGAAAAGACCCCGAAAGATGAAACTGTCTATGTTGAACCTAAAAAAGAAGTTCAAAAAGATGACAACAAGAAAGAGATTGAAGAATACAGTGAAAGTGTACAAAGAAGAATAGCTAAATTAACTAAAAAAATGAGAGAAGCGGAAAGGCAAAAAGAAGAAGCCTTACGTTATGCTCAAGCTGTCAAGTATGAAAAAGATACTATGGACAAAAAATTTAGTGCTTTAGAAACTGTATCTGTAAACGATAGAGAAATGAAAATTAAAGCAGCTATGGAAGCAGCTAAATCTAGATTAAGAATGGCTAGAGAAGCTGGTGATATAGAAGCTGAAGTTGAAGTCTCTAAAGAGATCTCTAAATTAGGGTATGAAGAAGCTAGATTGCAGGAAGCTAAATCTCAATCTGTTCTTTTAAATAAAGAAAAACCAGTGCAACAACAGTTTGTACAACAACCTGTTAATCAAAACCCAGCAATCCCGCAAGACATCCCAACAGATGAAAAAGCGGAATCTTGGGCATCAAAAAACAGATGGTTTGGTACTGATAAAGCTATGACTTACACGGCTTTTGATCTTCATAAACAAATAGTTGATGAAGAAGGGTATGATCCTAAATCAGATGAATATTATGCGGAAATTGATAGAAGAATAAGACTTGAATTTCCACACAAATTTGGTACAAAGGAAAATACGGAATCGACTCGACCAGTACAGACAGTAGCTTCTTCGAAGCGAAGTACAAAACAAAGTCGCACAACTGTGAGGCTCACACCATCACAGGTAGCAATAGCTAAAAAATTAGGTGTGCCATTAGAAGAATATGCGAAACAACTAAATATCACGAAGGAGGTATAGGCATATGGAAAACGAAAAAAACATGAAAACCCCACGTGCGAGCGAAACTAGAGCGAAAACAAATAGACCTCAAGTTTGGACTCCACCATCATCTTTAGATGCACCACCTGCGCCACAAGGTTATAGACACCGTTGGTTAAGGGCTGAGTCTTTAGGCTTTGACGATACTAAAAATATCGCTGGAAGTTTAAGATCAGGATACGAACTCGTAAGAGGAGACGCGTACCCAGATTCACAATATCCAGTAGTTAAGGACGGCAAATACGCAGGAGTGATTGGAGTTGGTGGCCTATTGCTGGCTAGGATACCAGAAGAGATCGCTAAATCTCGAGAAGAGTACTTTGCAAAAAGAACTCAGGAGAGAACTGAAGCAGCGGAAAACGATCCTCTGAAGGAACAGCATCCAAGTATGCCCGTCACAAAAGACAGGCAGACTCGTGTAACTTTTGGTGGCAGTAAGAAGTAACTAATTTTTAGTTAATCTGATTCCAACAAGGTTTTAAAAAAATATAAACAAGGAGAAAAAAAATGGCTAACTCAACAGGTGCTTACGGGCTACGTGCTCTAGGCAAATTTGGGTCAAATCCATCAGCTGGCGGACAAGGTGGCTATCTAATCGTAAATAATTACTCTACGAGTATCTTCCAAGGAGATATCGTAGGTTTAACTGCGACAGGATATGTATATCCTATAACTGCTAACTCGACTGGAAATATATTAGGCGTATTTAACGGATGTCTAATAGAAGTGAACCCAACAACTAAGAAGCCGAAATGGCAAAACTATTACTCACAAATTAACGTTTCTCAAGGAAACATTGATGCGTATGTAATAGATGATCCAAATCAGCTATATTTAGTAAAATCAACAAACACTGCATTAGGACAAACAGCGGTAGGAACTTCTTTCGGTATAGTATATGCTGCAGGAAATACTAACAATGGTCTATCTGGATCTTATCTAGATTTAGGCGCATCTAGTGCAACTGGTCAGTTATTAGTAATCAGCACATCGCAATTTGTTGATAACGTACCAGCAACGACAAACGAAGATTTCGTAGTAAAAGTGAAATCTAGTAAGTCAATAGCATAAGGAGATAACTAACTATGGCTATATCACGATCACAGCTAGTTAAAGAACTAGAACCAGGTTTGAACGCATTGTTCGGACTTGAATATAAACGTTACGAAAACGAGCACGAAGAAATCTTCGATAAAGAAACTTCTGACAGGGCATTTGAAGAAGAAGTTATGTTATCAGGTTTCGCAAATGCTGCGGTTAAATCTGAAGGATCTGGCGTTACATACGATACAGCGCAAGAAACTTTCACTGCTAGATACACGCACAATACTATAGCTCTTGCATTCGCAATCACTGAAGAAGCGATTGAGGATAACTTGTATGACAGACTAGCGTCTAGATATACAAAAGCATTAGCTAGATCTATGGCGAACACTAAGCAGATTACAGCTGCTAACGTTTTAAATAATGGTTTCAGCACAACCTACCCAGGTGGTGATGGATCTCCATTATTCTCAACAACTCACCCAACTATTTCTGGAACTTTCCAAAATACGTTGACTACGCAAGCTGACTTAAACGAAACATCTTTAGAGCAAGCATTAATTGATATTGCTAACTTGACAGATGAAAGAGGCTTAAAAATTGCTGCACAGGGAGAAAAATTAATTATCCCTACTGCTCTGCAATTCACAGCTGATCGTTTAATGAAATCTGCAGGTAGAGTTGGTACATCTGATAACGATATCAACGCAATTAGAAACATGGGAATGGTGCCACAAGGTTATGTTGTGAACCACTTCATCACTGATACTAATTCTTGGTATGTTAAGACTGATGTTCCAAATGGAATGAAATACTTCGAAAGATCACCAATTAGAACTTCTATGGAAGGCGATTTCGAAACTGGTAACGTACGTTACAAAGCTAGAGAACGTTATTCTTTCGGTTGGTCAGATCCTCGTGGAATTTACGGTTCTGCAGGCGGAAGTTAATAGACTTTATAAAGGGGCTCTCGCTATGAGAGCCTCTTTATGTTATAAAAGAAAGATATATGACAAAATTGTTTCATGTTAAATTACGTGCTTACGGTTATGTAGCAGAATTTAATGTTATGGCGGAAGATACTACGACAAGTATAGAACAAGCTATCCTTGACAAAATAGGACAAAATGGGGTATTATTAAAAGACAGCGATAGAACTTTTACTAAAACTAAATGCTGGATAACCTATGAGGAGGTTGTAGATGGATCAAGTCCAAAGCCTTTACAAGAAGAAAAGGCTATTAGAACTTGATTGGGAACAAGCTCATGTTGAAGAGGGTAGATATTCTCTTAACATGGTTAAGATAGACGAAGAGATTCGATCTGTTATTAACCAAATTAAGCTGGCTGAAGCAGAAATTGCTTATAGACAGATTAAGATTGAGGAAAGTGCTCCCGATTTTTCAGTAGCTAGTTAAATAGCTACAAATTGTTAGTAAAAACATTATTTTTAATGTAGCCACCCCTTGCTCTTTTTAAAAAATTAAGCTATATTTCAACTCTATACATAACTTTCAATATAGACGGAGTATAGACGATTTGCCTAATAACTATATTGATAATTTAGGAGAATAAAAATGACACGATCATCATTCCAAGGTGTGGTAAGATCATACGGCGGACAAAACAAAAACTCTGGTGTTACACCAAGCGTTTTAAACTATGCTGAAGTAGTAACTTTTTCTGCATCGACAGCAACAGCAACTCCAATATCTGTTGGATCAACTGCTAATGGACTAGTTAAATTTGTATTACCAGTAGGAGCTATACCAACATCTTTTGTTGTAATTGCTGCTGCAGGAACTACTACAACTGCAACTGTAAATATTGGTGGATCAGCAAATGCAACTTCACTTGCACAAAATTTAGTTGTAGGTGTTAAAGGTATTGTTCAATTTACTGGAGCTTCAGTAGTTGGAACAGGACTTACTGCAAATACAACTGTATATGCACAAGTTGGATCAACAGCTGGAACTGGAAGCGTTACTGGTGTATTTGAATACACAGTAGTTGATAACGGTTACGCTGGCGAAGAGTCTGGAAGTCAGTACTAATTAATTCTTTTCTAGGATCTCTCCGGGGATCCTAGGAAATACAAGGAGACAAAATTATGTCATATAAAGGTGATGTCAAACCGGTCACATTAAGTGCAAACGGTGTATTTTATACTACAAGAACTCGTGTAAGAGCTATTATGGCTCAACCAACAACTCCAGGTACTCCTGGAAGTGGAGTTATAAATACATTAGTTAATGCTACTACTGCATCTTCAACTTTAAATTCTTTTTATTATATTCCAATTATTGTTGGAACAAATTCATTAGAAACAATTTATTTACCAGAAGATGGTGTGTTGTATGATAATGGTGTAGGTTGCACTAGTATCTCTAACATGACTATTACGTTATTTATCGATAAGTAGGTCAAACATGACTACATCGGGAACTACTACTTTCAACCTAGATGTTGATGAGCTTATACAAGAAGCTTATGAAAGAATTGGTATTGATGGAAGTAGAAGTGGATATCATTTAAAATCTGCAAGACGTTCTTTAAATCTATTATTATCAGATTGGGATAATAGAGGTGTACATTTATGGAAAGTAAATTCAGCTACTTTAAATTTAGTATTAGGACAAGCTCAATATAATACTTCTAATTGTTCTCAATTTCCTACAGATGTTAATGATATTTTAGAAGCTTATGTTAGAAATAATACAACTTCTAATGCTCCAGTTGATATATCTTTAACTAAAATAGATCGTTCTGCTTATGCTGCTTTACCTAATAAATTAGCACAAGGAACACCTTCTCAATACTATGTTGAAAGAACAGTAAGTCCTAGTTTATATTTATATTTAACACCTGGATCTAATTTTTCTAATTCAACAACACCTAATAACTTTCAAGTTATATTTTATTATATGCAAAGAATACAAGACGCTGGAACTTATATGAATACACCAGATGTTGTATTTCGTTTTTTACCTGCATTAAATTCAGGATTAGCTTATTATTTATCTTTAAAACATGCACCTGAAAGAGTTCAAATATTAAAAGCAATTTATGATGAAGATATGTTAAGAGCTTTAGAAGAAGATACTGAAAGAGCTTCTTTATTTATATCTCCTCGTCAGTTCTTTGGAGATGGCATCTAATGACTACTTTTGCAACAGGTAAGAAATCCTGGGCGATATCAGATAGATCAGGACAAAGATTTCCTTATGTAGAAATGGTTACAGAGTGGAATGGATTATTTGTTCATTACACAGAATATGAACCTAAACATCCTCAATTAGAACCTAAAGTTCCAGGCAACGATCCACAAGGATTATTAAATGCAAGACCTGATAGAGTTGAGCCAGCTGTTATTGTTCAACTACCTTATAATCCATTATATGCAACAGTTGGAAGTTCAACTGTTTTAGTTAATGATCCAGGTCATGGAAATAAAATTGGAAGTTCTATTCGTGTATATAATCCAACTGCTGGTAATGGATATAGCATAGATACATTATCTACAACTGTTGGCTATGTTGTAACTTCTGTTAGTTCAGATACTTATAGTATTAATTTACCAACTACAGCAACTGGAACAGGTTTTTTTGGTGGAGGATATATTTCTATAGGTCCTTCAGCTGTTGAATTGGGTGAAAATCCATTTTTAGTAAGTTCTAATAGTTCAACTATTATAGTTAGTGATGCTAATCATGGTAGAATAACAGGAAATAATGTTTTATTTCAAGGTGTAAATGCATTAAATAATTTTAATAGTGCATCAGGTTTTCAATCTTCTGTATTAGCAACTGTCTATACAATTACAGTTTTAAATGTTAATACTTATTCTTTTAATGCTTATTCAGGAGTTGGTTTAGGTAATATGGTTATAGGTGGTGGAATAGTAACAGCTCAAACGGTATAAATATGAATTACGGAGATTTAACAACAGCAATACAAAGTTACACAGAAGTAGATAGTAATGGACTTACTAGTACTACACTTGCAACCATAGTTCAAAATGCTGAAAATAGAATTTACCGAGAAGTAAATATTGATGCTTATAAATTATATGCATCTGCAGTTACTGTTGTAGGTAATACTGTAATATCTGTTCCTGCTGGACTTAGACAAATAAGATATGCTGAATTAATAGATTCAAGTGGTAATATTAATAATTTAATTCAAAAAGATAGTTCTTGGATGGCTGAATATAATTCACAGCCAAATAATACTACTTATTGGCAAGAGCCTTTATATTGGGCTAATTGGAACGCAGTTAACTGGATTGTAGCACCTACACCAGATAATAATTATACTATTAATATTGCATATTATCAGCAACCTGCTACAATAACATCAAGCACAACAAGTACGAGCTATGTATCTGTATATGCTCAAGATTTATTATTATACGCTAGTTTAGTAGAAACATATAAATACTTGAAAGGCCCAGCAGATATGATACAAGTGTATGAGCAATCATACCAACAAGCGAGAGAATCGTTTGGAGTTGAACAAACAGGCAGACGTAGAAGAGATGAATATCTTGACGGTGAGCCTAGAGTTGTGGTAAATGCTCCATCAGCGGAAACGCCAGGTGGAAAATAATTAATTAAGGAGTTACAATGGCAAATATAGTACCAGATTCATTTAAATTAGACCTATTAACAGGTTTTCAAAATTTCAATACAACAAGTGGTAATACTTAT